GCGCCGGTGGCGGATTGCTCGGCGGTGACATTTCCGGCTGAGTCGGTAGTTATGCGGTAGATGGTCCACTCTTCGGCGTCCTCGGCTGGACCGGTAGCGGGAAAGTCGTCCCAGGCGAGGCGGCCGATGTAGAGGGTGGTGCCGGCGGTGGCGGAAAGAAAAAAATAGGCCGAGGGGTCAGCGGCTGTGGCTCCGATCTGGAAGACTTCGCCCGCTGCATCTTTGCTGTAGAGCTTGCGGTCGGCCAAGTTGATGGCAAGGGAGCCCTCGGCCACTTGAGCGGCTGTCGGCACTCGGCCTGCGACATTGGATCGCTTCAGTTGGATGACGGTCATTTTAAGTTTTTAGATTTCGGAGTGGAGCGATGGCGCGGGATGAACCGCGCCACCGCTGTGGGGAGGGAGGAGAGCTACTAAAAGCTTCCGCCGTCGATTTCTGCCTCGAGCGCAGAAACCCGTGTCGAGATGGAGTTCTCGGCTGCTGTGGCGCGTGAAATCTCGCTGTTCAGCGAGTTGGTCACTGCGGTCACTGCTGAGGCACGATCCGTGATCTCGGTGGCGAGATTTGCGGCGATGACGCCTTCAGCGGCGGTCGCACGCGAGATTTCGCTGGCGAGGTTCGATGTCAGCGTGGAATCAGCACTGGTGCGAGCGGATGTCTCGGTGGCGAGATTCGCAGCAACGGTGTTGATGTTCGACTGGACGGTCGTGATGGCAGCGGCGCGGTCGCTGATCTCTGTCGCCAGATTGGCGGCGATAACGCCTTCGGCTGCTGTGGCGCGGTTCACTTCCGCTGTGAGGGCGGAGGAGGCGCTATTGGCGAGGCTGGTGATGGCACCGTTGAGGTTGCTGTCTGCCGCTTGGAAGGCTGTGACAACCTCGGTGAGGGAGTCGAGCGAACCGGGGGTGACATTGCTCAACACATTGTCGATGCGGGTTCCGAGGGCTTGCTCTGCGGCGACTGCACGGGAATTCTCCGAGGAGATTGCCGATGTGCGATTGCTGGTCTCGGTAGCGAGAGCGGCTGCGGTTGCGTAGTGGGCGCCGCCGATTGGCACGACTGCGGAGCCGTCGCCGATGTAGAGGATTCCGTCAACTTTGTTGTAGGCTTGCTCGCCTGAGAGCAGGCTTGCAGGTGCTCCGGCTGCGCCGGTCAAGCGGCGTTTGATGCGAATGTTTGAGGGCATGTTATTGGATGCTTTCTATGGGGGGTTGTTACTGCGGGGTTACTCCTTCAGAACTCACCGCCGTCCGAATCGGAGACGATGGGTGTGTAGGAAAGTGTTTCGACATCCCAACGGTGCGGGATGTTGGTGTCGGCCGGAAAATAGATACGGGCTACGACGCCAGGATTTGGGAAGTCGGCGACGGTCGGGAAACGCTGAACATCGTCAAAATCGTCCGGTATAAGCGTGCTGGAAATTTGGCCCGAGGAGTCGAGCTGCGGGATGGCGATATTCTGCGCTGCGCCAGAAAAGGGATTGAAAAAGACTTGCGACATTTACGCGTAGGGAGGGAATTTAATTTCGACGCTGCGGATCTCCGCGTTGTCGGCCGTGGGGGGATTGGCTCCGAAATAGGTATTCACGATTCGGGCTACAGAGGTGCCGTTGAAAGTGAAATCGACATAGCTTGTGTTGTTCGTCGCGGGGGATGCGAAACGAACATTTTCATACTTGGTGTAAGCGGGAGTCGGAAAACCTGTGCTCACCCGCAGAGCCCCATCTGGTGTGGCTTGGACGGGCTGGACAATGCCAGCGGTGTTTCGAGCGGCGATCTGAATTGTGGGGTTACTCATGTCGTTATTTTTATTATGGTAGAGGGTGTCAAGGGGGTGGTTATTGGAAGCTGGCGGAGTAGCGGCGGACCTCGCCTTTGCGGAGCCAGGCGTCGTCCATGGCTTTGAGGAGTTGCCCCTCGGCGCGAGCGGTGAGGTAGTTCGCTTTGTTCTCCATGCCGGGCTCTTCGAGCATGATGGAGGCAAGGCCGGAGGTTTTGATGTAGTCGCTAAGAAAAAACGGAATAGCTTGCTTGGACCAGTAGCCGGTATTCGTTGGCGCATTGCCAACGGTAGCAAGGGTGGCACGGTAGCAATCGCCTGTGGGGTTGTGGTAAACAAGGTCGCCGCTCGCGTAGGCGGTTTTCGCGTCGTAGCTGGCTATGGTGAACTCCGGCACAGGTTCGCAGAAGCTGATGTAAACATTTCCTCCAGTGTAGGCGGTATCTGTGATGAGAAGCCGGTCTTCGGTGACGCTGAATTTCAGCGAGGCCGCAAGCGAGGTGTCAGGGTTTGACGCATACACGGCACTGACTGCGCCAATAGGCGTGCGGCCCTCCGAGTAAAGCAGCACATAAGGAATCTCGTTGGATGGCGAGTTTTGGCTGTCCTCAACATAGGACGCGGTGAGACGGTTGTTCCATGCCACATTGATTGCCGTGTCGATATTAAGGGCTGCACCGGCGGCATTGGTGGTGACGCGCTTGATGCGCCACACAGGTTGGTCAAAGGCGCTGCCTTCAATAGCGCGTCCAATGTAGGAGACCGTCCCGGCATAGTCGCTCTCGTAGGTGTAGCCACCTTCGGCAAAGCCTGCACCCAGGACGATACGCTCCTCGATGTGGTTGATTTCCGACCAGTCAAAAAATGTCCAAGCGTAGTTGACCGCTTCTTGCACATAGTCCATCACCAGCGCCCCGCGACGCGCATTCTCAGGCAGGTTGGGATTGATCCCTGCCCTGGCTGTAATGCTGTCGAGGAGTTGCTGGAGGCGGACGGTTTTCATGCGGCGTTAGCGGGCTTGGCCTGTCGCTTTGTCGAGTGCGCTGGCGACGGGGCTGGAGGAGGTTCGCTGCATTGGAGTGCTTGGGAAGAGGTCGCGGCGGTTGCCCTGCAAGCGAGTCTGGCCCTGCTTGAGTTCGATGATGTCCATCTCCTTCTGGAGCGCATCGGCGGCGAGGCCATCCATGTAGCTCGCTTTGTCGAATTGCCCGTCTTCGCGCAGCGCATCGGCGGCAGCCGAGAATTTGACATACTCGGAAATCACCCGTGGGAAGTCAGCGTCATTCGAGCTGGTGTTGAACATCGTCGGACGGATCGTGAACTCCACATACACCTCATTCGGTGTGGCGTTTGTGAATTGCGTTGGGCCGACAATGGCTCCCAAGTCTGTGACCCAAAAGTTGACGCGCTCGGCGTAGCGCACCACGCGAGGATCTTGACGATAAACATGCATCACCTCGCCAATCGGTGTGGCTTTTGTGGTGTTTGATGTGGCCGTAAAAGTTTGGTCGAAATCAATCGAGCGCACGAAATCGGTGAGGGTCGCGGCCGAGGTCCATGTTGCCGTGACAGTAGGCAGCACGCCCACAGCGCCTGTGCCGGTCTTGCGGTAGTATTGGCCAAGGTAAAAAACTTCATCGCCTGTGGCATAGGTTTTCGCAGCGTCAAAGGTCTGGCGGAACTGGCGCTTCTCGATAGCCGAAAGCTCAGGCCACTTGTAAGCCTCCCAAGCAAAGCGCGTGCGGGTGTTGATATATTCAGTGAGCGCAGACGCCGTGGAGGGCTGGATAGTCTGCGTTGGGTCAAGCCCGATGCGGGCTGCGGCTCCGTCGAGGACGGATTGGAATGTAACGGTTCTCATGGGTGGTTATTGGCGGGTGGGTTGTTGGGGGGATTGCAACGCTGGCAGGGTGCCTTGGCGGCCGATCTGGGCGTTTTGCTGTTGTTGGAGTTGGAAGTTGAACCCCTTCATGCGGGCATCGATCATGTTGCGGAAAATTTCATCCTGCTGGTAGCGCTGCTGCACGGCAGGGTTGGCTTGGATGATGCCTTGGAGGACTTGGGCGCGGAGCTGGTGGTTTTGCCCCTCAGCGGGTAGCTCGGGCTCGGTGCCTGCGGCGATCTTTGTGAAAGCGAGTTGCTCTTCGTTGGCTTCGATAGCGGCGGCGGGTCCTGGGTCGCGCACCAACAGGTCGGCAAGGTTTGGATCCACGGCGGCCATGATGAATTTGACAAGCCCAGCGCGGTCGATGACACCGGCGACATCCATAGGGACGATGGCTTGGGAGATATAGTTGAGCTTTACGCCGAGGGCCTCGGCGTCGAGGTTCTTGGAATCCCAATCTACGATGAGGTCAAACTTGCCTTGGATGCTTTCACGGTCGGCTTGGAAAGGGAGAGCCTGTCCGCCGGAGACGCGGAGGATTTGGACCGGCAGCATGTATTGCTGCATGAGCTGGTAGGTCTGCGTGACGATGGCTTTGAAGTCGCGGAGCCAGCGATCCACCGTGTGCTGGGTGACGAGGGCGACATAGTTGGGATCGACTCCCTCGCCTGCCATGCCGAAGTATTCGTTCACATCGCGGCGCACGGCGCGTTCGATTTCGATGGTGCCTTGGTCGAACGGCGGCGGCTGCATCCAGCCAAACTCATTCGGGCGGCGTTCGGGTATTTGCACGGCTGGGCCGAGGATGATGTCGAGCTTGCCACGATTGGCAGGCACGCGCATGGGGGGCAGGATGGCGATTCCGGCGCGGTCTGTTCGGTAGTCGCGCTGGGTCTTGATTTCGGCCTGCATCGTCGAAACGATCTCGGGGATGCCACGGGCTTCAAGGATGCACCGGCTCACACGCTCGCGGGGTAGCTCGATAAAGGGATATTCGCCGTGCGAGTAGGGGGAAATCTCCTCCTTGGCGAAGATGTCCACATTTGGATGCATGACGCGGCACATGACTTTGGTAGCGCCGGTTTTCTCGTCGGTCTCCTTGCTGTAAACATGCCAGATTTCGATGAGGTCGCGGTGGTCTTGCCAGAGGATGCTGTCGCGGCGGTTGTGGTTCTGTTGCGAGTAAACCGGCCAGAGGCTTGCGCCTTTGTAGTTCTCGGCCTTCTCGTAAAATTCGTAGGGGTAGCCCTCGGTGAGCGTGCGTTCCTCCAGCTCCTCGCAAGTCACCATCTCGCGCCGGGCGATCCATGGGGCGCGTTGCAAGTCGTAGGTGGCAGTGGGGAAAATAATGTCGTTGAAAGGCTCCAGCGCCGTCCACTCGGGCTTGCTCTCGAAAATGTAGGGCTCGGTGTATTCCACCGTGCCACCCTCGCGGAGTTTGCGGATATTCGCGGCCGTGCCGGTGCCGGGGGCAAATTGCTCAGCCATCTCGATGGCGATCTCCTCTTGGAGCGGATCGAGGATCGCGCCGATGAGCATGGCGACGGGGGAGGCGGGGTCGCCCTGCTCTTGGGCCATGACGATGAGGTCTTCGAGGCTGACGGATTTCTCCTCGATGCGGGTCGTCGTTTTCCAAAACACGCCCATGATGGCGAGGCCGTAGGTGGCGCGGATGTTGAGGGCGAGTTCGAGTTCGCGCCGGAGGTCGGAGGCGCAGTGGGTGAAGAGCATCCACTTCAGCACACTCTCAGCGGCCGTGCGGGCGAGGGCATCGCTTGATTCCACCGGCATCATTTGCAGGCGGGCGGCGAAGGTAGAGGTCAGGCAAAGCTGGGTCTCGCGGTTGCAAACAAGATCGGCGAGGCGGATGCGGCTGTCGGCGGCACCTTCCCACGGAAAGACATTCCGCCCGTAGTTGGTGGCCCACTTGCGGCCATCCGAGGACTGGCCGTCCCACAGGGCCATGCGGGTGTCGTAGTTACGCGAGCGCACGGCGGAGAACCAACCGCCATCGGTGGCGGCCTGGCTGAGTTGGCCGATCCAGTATTTTGGATCGCGGTCCGGCTCGTCGTTTTCGTTTTCGGTCATGGGAAAGGATTGCCAGAGGCCGCTTTTGATGCGGTTACGGCCAGCGCGAAAGGAATAACCAGGGATAAACCAACCCCGCCGCAATGCGTGACCTGGCAAAAAGAAATCATGCTGTTTTGAGGCCCGGCATGAGGAGCATGGTTTTCCCGGTGCCGCCGCAGCGCACGACGCACTGGGGGTAATTCCGCTTGAACCATGGGATGAAATCTGGGTCGTTCCAGCAACCGGGTAGTTGCCAGTTCCAGAAGTGGTAAATCTGAGGGTCGATGGAGAGAGTCAAAGCGCCCACGCCCTCGATGGAGCGGAGGTCTTGCTTGGCGTGGTCGGCGGCGATGAGGTGCTGGCGGGCGTCGGCCTGCACAGCCTTGGAGTTCCACTGGGCGAGGAGCTCGTTCTTTACGCCCTCGGCTACTTCGCCGGGGATGTCGCTTAACGCTTCTTTGAGTATTTCCATTTTGTGAAAGCTGAATCCCTACCCCGATTGCCGGTGGCCTGTCCCGAGACGAGGGGCCACCGGCAAGGGCTGGGGGGCGGGATTACGCGGTAGCCGCGAATTTTCCGAGAACCTGCGGGTTGCTCACGGCAACGCCGAAGATGGCGTCGCAGAAGCCACGGCGTCCACCGCCACGGTCTTCAAGCTCTTCCATGCGAGGTTTGCGATTGAACCCGATGGAGAGGAGGTCCATGTCGAGCACATAGCCACGGGCGGCCGAGACGGCTGCTGCCGCGCCATGCGCCAGGTAGGTGGACACATGAAGGCTCAAAATTCCAAAATCACCTTCATAAATATCAATCGTGTTCACGATTTTTTTGTCCTCAACATTGCTGTTGAAGGCACGGACGCTGGACATGACATTTGTCGAGCCAGTCTGGGTGCGGATGAAGTTGGTGAACGCACGCTTGAGGCTGGTGCCGCAAACGAGGTCGTAGTTGCGACGAGCGCGGCGGACCTTGTAGATCGACTCCAAGACATCAATCACATTCGACTCGGTGAGCGAAGTCGTCACAGTCGTGTTGATCGAAGCGGCTGGGGTGCGGAATGCAGCGGGAACAGCGGTGGCCGTGTCGGCCTGCGCGGTCGAGCTGATCCATGAGCCAACGCCACGGGTCTTGTAGGGGTTCGTGCCGGATTGAACTTGGCTGTCGTTGTCGGAGCCCATGATGGCCTCGATGTCGATCTTCAGCTCAACGAGGGCCTTGGCAGCGGATTTGTTGAAAGCCTGCTTGCGGCCAACGCCTGCGAGGTCGGCGACATTCTCAACGAGGTCGTCCACTTGGAACGAACGGCGAACCTTTTGGATACGGCCGCTGAGGAGTTCGCGGTTGGCGTGCTCGTCGTCAAAGGTGGTGACATCATCGTTAGCGAGGACGCCTGCGGTTTGCGGGTCGGAGTAGCGGTCGGCGGGCCACTGAAAAAGAACATTTTGAGGCTCCTTTGCCTTCTTGCACATTGAGAACAGGGGGGTGTCGCCGGGTTCGATTAGGACCATCGCGTCGGATAAGTCCTCGCGTTGGCCTTTGACTGTAGTGATGGGGGTTGCTGGCATAGCAGTAGTTTTGGGGGGTTAAGTTTTTGGGGTTGGTTTTAGTTGAAAAGTGAGGCGACGAAGTTTTCGGCGGCGTCACGGTTTCCAGACTTCTTCAGAGCTTCGAGCGGATCGGCTTGGGATTTGGTCTTGGGGGCGGCTGAGGGACTGACGACCTTCGGGGCTACGGCTGGCTTGGCTGCTGCCGGTGCGGCAGGCTTGGCCTTGGCTGTGGCGGCTTTCTTTTGCATGGCCTCGGCTTGCTGGAAGCGCAGGGCTTGTCCACGAATGGCGTCACCGATGATCAGTTCGAGGTTCGGCAGCTTGGCGATGCCGGGATACGCCTGGAGCGTAGCCATCATCATCTGCCTGGCCTGGGATTGTTCTTGAAACAACTCGGGGTAAACCTGCCGGGCTTCCTGCTGGAAACTCTCGCGCTGGGCGAGGTAGGTCCGGCGGGCAGGCTCGGCCTTGAGAATCTGGCGGGCGAGGCGCAGGCGTTCTTGAAGCTCTTGCTTCGTGAACTTGCGCGTGCTGCCGTTTCCCACATCCACTTCCACTTCGCCGCCTTCGTAGTCCGCTTTCGCAATGAGATCGGGCACATTGTCGAGCACGGTATTGGCGGCAGCGAGGCGGTTTTCGAGGTCTTCGGCGCTGGTCACATCGGCCAGCGGGTCGGCTACATCTTGCAGCACGATAGGCTGGGCGCGGGTGAGCGCATCCTTGGCGGCGGCAAGTTCGGCTTGCAGCGTGTTGGCTTGCTCCTCGGCGCTTTTGGCGCGTGCGGTGAGCTTGTCCACTCGCTTGGCGAGCTTCTTCACAGCGGGGGCTTCGGCGGCTTCGGGGTCTTCCTCTGCGGCGTCGTCTTCGTCCTCGGTGGCGTCTTTGGGTTGTTCAGTCGAATCGGACGGATCAGACGAATCCTTGGCGGGATCGGCGGGATCGGCGTCTTCGGGCTGATCTTCTGGGGTGTTGTCAGTTGGTGTCTCATCCGCGACTGTTTCCTGGCTGGCCTCGGGGGCCGCCGGAGTCTCATCAATGGTCGGGAGCTTGACTCCCAGCGCGTCGATGACTTCGCCGATGCTGAATGCTGTTTCTGTC